CAATTTGATCAACTTTGGAATTATGTTCATCATCTAAATCATCAAATATTTCCCAATTAGTAATTCGAGAAGTATGCCTACCCGATTTGTATTCGGGAAGAAGGTTCTTTCTATTATTAGAAGAACCAACTCCATCAAATACTACGTAAACAGAAGTTGGTTGGATTTGATTAATTAAGGATCCAATAGATCTTATAAAACCACCTAAACCACCAATATGAACACCATCTTGATTAATGATATTCATCATAGCAAAATTTCTAAAAAATAAATTTAATCCATCGATTAATATTACTCGATCATGTTCTTTTGAGGAATCAATATCATTACCCTCACTTATTTCATTGAGGAGTTTAAGGTATTCTTTTTGTTTCATAACTTTTTATTTGATGTGAATATACAAAAAGGGGTTGGTAAAACCAACCCCCAATATGTATTTATTCAGGTTCTTGGGTAAATATATTGGTGGGTGCTTCTGATGATTCTTCTTCAAAAATATCAAAATCAGTTCCTCCTAATATTCTGCTCCACTCTTCTACTTGATCAGATTTATAATTTTTAAGAGCTTTTTCATTGTCCTCAATAAAACCGTGAGGTGTCATAATAATTTTACCTCTTGTAGTAATACCATTAATGTGGTTCTTATCAATCTGGAGGTTAGTACGTTTAGCAAATTCTACTTGTTTACCGTCTTTAACCGCTTTAATTTTATTAGTACCAGCATTTGCTATATTACCAAAGGTAACTACGAATGTAGCATCATACCACATAGCAAAACCGCCTTTATTCATCATCTTTGGCTTACCCATAGGCATTTCTGCTTTAGCAGCCCATACTTTATTAACACAAACTAGTGTATTAGTATATGGTGATGATTCTTTACGAGACATTACTACTTTTTGGTTTACATTATTGCTAAACTGAGTAGACATAGCACCTGCATTCCATTCGTTATTATTTTTATTAGATTTAATAGACATTTCACATGGAATTGAACCAATTGAATCCCAGAAAAAACATAGATCATAAGGTAAATTACCTTTTTTCTGTTCATCCATTAAATCTAAAATAAATCCTGCTACATCCTCAATTGTATTTAAATTTTCTCTATCTACATAAATAAAATTACCTTCATAGTTAATGATTTCACCTGTTTCTTCATCTACTACTTCATCAAACTCTAAACCCATTTGTTTAGCGTGTTCCCAATTCCATTTCATTTCAGTAACAATAAAAACAGGTAATATACCTGCTTTTTGGGCATTAACTGCTGCTTCAATTAAAGCAGTAGTTTTACCTGTGTCACTATGACCTCTAAGAAGAACAATATGCCCAGTTGGAATACCGGGCACACTTGTTACTTCTTGAAAGGCAGAGGAAAGTGGGATCCACTGTTGAGGTTTAAACTTAACACTATTGTTAAGCATTTTCTTTTCCTTAAACTTATTAAGGTCGAATCCTTTTTTAAGTTCTTTGGAGACCGCTTCCGTTAGCGAATCGCTTTTCTTTCTTTTTGCCATAATGTATTAATTAATTAAAATGGTAAATCGTCATTATCATCCTCAAACAATGAATCAAACTTTTCAGCTTTACTTACTTTTGGAGCTGGGGTTTTAAGAGCATAATTCTTTTGAGGAGTAGCTACTTCAGGTTCTTTTTCATCATCAATAATATCACCTTCTTGTGTTTCATCTTCTGGAGATAACCAATTTTGGAGATGTTCTTTCATTTCATCAAATGAATGACGTTTAAAAATTTCAAGAGGGTTTGGTTGATTCTCTAACCATTCATTTACTACATCAGCACTAGTATCAAGAGGAGTCTCTTTAACTCTAGGTGAAATTGATGATTTGTTGTAAGCAGTACCTGTTACTTCAGGACCTACAGTTGTAATTGTAATATCACGACCAGTAGTAACATCAGTAAAGTCACCTACATCTTCATTATCAGCTAAGTTTAAGAAATCCATATACATTTCTTTACCAAACTGCCATAGTTTAACTCCTTCGTTTTCTTGACCACGTACAATAACTGGAGCGAATACACGCATTTTAGCGTCTAATTTCTTAGCTAAACGCCAGTTTTCACTGTCACTAGTTTGACGAAGTTGTTTTGCAAATTCAGCAATAGGATCTTTTTCACCAAAATTAGTTGGAGAGATCATTACTTTTGGACCAATACCATAATAGAAGAATGCTTCGGTAAATGGGTTTGATTTGTTGAACTTATTAGGCACAACACGGATTGTTTGTTTACCGACCTCTGGTCGCCAAAAAACATTTTTACGTTGCCCTTGTGGGGCGTTTTTTGTCTGAATACTATTCAGACGGTTTCTGATTTCATTTAAATCCATAACTTGTTATTATTATTATTAAAACGGTTAAATATACAAAACGGGGATTAGACATCCAAATTAAAGATCAATTATTTTGTGAACTTTAGTATTGAGTTGTTTAATTTCATTCCCTTGGGTGAGTAAGATACAATTGCGGTAATGCTGCCAATCAACCCTAAATTTAGGATCTACAATACCACCATTAAGTGACTTAATTAGGGTATTAAGGGCATTAATAGTATAAAGTGTATTAGTATCTTTTTTACGATGAACTAAAATTGTGTTTGTGGGGATACCACTAACATTTCCTTGTTCAACATTATAGGTAATAACGTATTCGCCTGTACTTTTAATAAAAAGTACAAACATTTTGTTATACATTATATCATAGGATTTAGATATATCCTCAATCATAGGGTCTATATCTACTTCATTTACGAAAGTACAAAATAATTTATTATTCACATCAACTTGATTTATGTTTTGGTCGAAGTCATATCGACCAGTATACATATGGGGAGTTGGTGTTAAAGTTGTATTAGAAATTGTATGTTGTTCCATAACCTGTCTTTGTTTGTAGTTTTTTATTTTTAAATATTTTATTTATCTCTTGTTCTAAATTTTCACTTTCATCTATATCGAATAAAAAACTATCATAAGTATATAATACTATTTTAGACTTTTTACCTCTTAGCAACTTATTTATTTCTATCAATATACAAACGTTAGTCGCGGTCTCCAAGTTTTGAAGAACATAATTAAACAACTTTTGGGGGTTCATATTATCTAATTTCGATTTCTCGAGCCAATACCCAGAGCGTAAAACTTCAATATGACCATCCTCGTTAAATTTTTTCCAATTATCATCTATATATCTCTTTACTTTTTGGAAAAATTCAAGGTGTTCGTATTCCTTAAATATTCCTCCGTATAGTTGTTTAAATGTTAATTCTTTGGCTTTTTTATAATCCACTCCGTACATATCGGCAAATGCTTGATGTACATCATCTACATCAAACTCATAGTCTACTAAATGTGCTGCTAAATTAGGGTGATAAGCACTAATATCTATTTCTACAAATTTATCATTTTGTGGAACAAAACTTTCTCTAGCACCCGAGTCTTTATTTAAGGCTGCAAAATTAATGCCATTGTAAGAATTACTTGGTCGCTTAGTAGTTGTAAATAAATTGAAATTTGTGTAAATTTTATCATCTGAAATTGAGTATATTGGGTTATTGGGTTTAAAGTGTTTATCAAACAACTCTCTATTTATGTAAATACCATTTTTCTCAATCCCAAAAAAAGCTAACGTAGTATACTCATTGTAGAATCTAAAATAGGGTGGCAATTCTTTATCAAGTGATGGACGAATTGTCTCATATATCTTCTCACACACCTCATAGTGTTTTACTATAGGTACTATTTTATTTATATCCTTTTTATTAGGATATTTTTGATATAATATATTGTGAGCTTGTGTTTGTTCTTGTATATACGGAGGAACGATTATGGAGCTGTCGAGCAAGGCTTTAATTTGAAAATAAAACAATGCCGATTTTTTATCGCGTACCCATAATTTATCTACTTGTGTTAATAACTCGTCTACTAGCGTTTTACTTACACCTAAACACTCGCTATGCGTAATGCATAACATAAAACCTTTAGTTTCTATAAACGGTTTAAAATAAACTAGGGAAACATCATTTAGGGCAGGATGAACATTATTATGAAATGGGATTATTTCAATGAATGCTTCTTTATACTGTCTATTTATTAAATAATTTATTTGTTCTTCAGTCTCTATTAACCAATACATTTATAACCATTTTACTTGTAGTACTTAATATAATTATGTTTTAAGTAATCTCCAAGTTTAGGTAATCTATTTCTAAAAGCAGTTAATTCTACTATGTTTTTATTTGTTGTTGCTACTTTATCTTTATCT